ATAGGTTTATCCACTGTGAATACAGATTCAAAAGTCTTACCATCTACCGCGTGATTGTCCAAAATAGTGTGGGTGGTATTATCATCAGCGTGATAAAATTTTAAGGTATAATCAACACTACCGCTACTGTTGTTACTAATAAAAAAATGTTCAATATGTGAAGAAAAGTTAGCAGGTACGACGTAGATGTCCGTATCGCTGGTTGTTGTCAGGGCTACTGACTGTGTAAAAAACTTGGAATTACCAACTAGGGGCATCAGCTTACTCTTCTATGACGACGTACTTTTTTAGCAATCTTCCGAGGCTGCTTGGAGACCTGCTTACCAGCCTTAGTTGCTTTTCTTTTAGCACGGGTTGTTGCCGCGTACTCTTTCGCTGATAAGGACTTAATGGCTTTCTCCGGTAAATATCTTTCCCCGGTTGCTTTTGGACCTTGTGTCGACGGCTTACCACTCTTGGTACGCCACTTCTGCTTAGTCCAAGCCTTCAAAGAGCGTTGGCTCTTTTTCATTGGCATCCTTATTCTCCTGCGTTAGTTTTACAAGCGTGGTAAATTTTTCCTGTGCAGAGGCGTATTTGCCCAGCGCAGCATCCATCTCTTCCAGAAGATTCGGATGTTCACCCACTGCAACAGGATTGTTAAGGTAATTGCTGAGTACGTACGTCGCATCTTTCATCTCTGCTTGGTATTTGAACAGCAGTGCATCAATCGCTAGTTTAGGGGTTGCCATTTGTTTCTCCAAATACTCTAGTATACTTGTACTAATGCTACCTGTCAAGTTTATAGGCTTTTTAGATAAATAATCCAGATAGCCAGAGCAGCGAGAGAAAACAAACCCACAGCAAACAAAAATACAACAGTGCCAATCTCAACGTACCGCTTTATCTTCTTTCTTCTATCCTCGATAGCCTGAAGCCTAGCTTTACGTGCTTCTGCCTGAAACCGTTGCCAGTCATGCCACAATCCCGGCCTACCAGCATAAATCATCCACTGCTTCAGTTCTTCTTCTTGTTGCCGTAGTTTCTCAAGGTGCATGAACTCTTCTAGTTCGTTATGCCCTTTTCGTTTCTTCTGTTCACCTTTCTTACGTAGGGCTTCAGTGGCGTTTACGTACTCGCCAACTTTCCCAGCAACGTCAGCAATCTCACGTCCATTTTGGATTGCCGTTTTTATAACTGCAAAGGCGGCATTAGCGGCGGCAATCTCAGCTAGCATGACTAATCGCGGTAACCGCCCCCCGCCTTCTTATAGGCTTGAGCAAGCATTTGGGCTTTCCGTGCTGACCACTGACCCGGCCTACCGCCCTTGCCGCCAGCTTTGATGCGATTAAACAGACGCTTTCTCATTCCGGGCTTAGTATAGTTGCCAGCCTCATTAACTCTACTTTTGCTCTTCGTTTTACTGCTCGACGATTTGCGACCTTTTCCAACTTTGCCGCCTTTCGCCTTCTCTTCAACATCGCGGATTTTGCCAGCGTTGGCTGTAGCGTAGAAGACCTGTTCACCCTTCTTACCCCCGTAAGTGCGTTGCATGGATTTCATTATCTTTTCGCCTTTGTTGGTTAGAGGCACTACTTCATCTCCGAACCAGCAGTAGCTTTACGAGGTTGGATACGTCCACCGTATGCCTTGGCATTACCAATACCACGTAGCTTGATGTACTCAGAGAAAGAACCTGCCTTATACTCGTCAGCAACAGCGATGCCTTTATCTTCTAAGAACTTCTCAGCAAAGCCGTCTCTTACATAGTTGTTAAAAAACTTCTTGTGCATACTAATAGGTGCAGACACAGGAAACTGCTTTGGCAACACCTTAGGTTGCTCTTTCTTACCGAAGAGTCCTTCTTGAAACTGCTTCATCTTAGACATTCCACTCTCCCTCGCGCATAGCCATAGATAAACGCTCTGCTCTTCTGCCTACCTGCGATGCCCAACGCGAATCAAGCATCTCAATGGACGCGGTATTGAAGTCTTCCTCGTGGATACCCGCCCACATCTTTTTGAACTTACGGAGTCGAGGAACCCCCATATTGAAGGCCATGTCAAGTACCACCCTAGTCCTAGCATCATTAAGATTGTTAATGCAGGGGTGAGCATCTACAAGTTCCTTCTCTACAATATCAATATCATTACTTAAAAGAAAACGAGCGTTGGCTTCAGTAATGCCTTGCTCGTAAACGTCTGAACGAAGTATATTCATAAATGACAGTTCACCGTCAGTAATACCACGGTCTTGTAAGTTGCGACCCACACCGATTGTGTCGATGCCCAGATGGTCTTGATAGACCTTCAGTTCCATACCCTCGTGTAGGATTAGCTGGTCGATTAGTGCGCTACGGTCGTAGTTCATTTGCCCTTCGCTTCTCTACCTAAATACAAACCATAAATACCTGTCATCACACCCATGATAACTGATACGAACGCTGACTGCGCTGTTGTCGGGTCTTCTAAGTTCATAAACCACTCTGCACAACGCCATGACATAATGACGCTGGCAATCATGGTTAGCTTTGCTGTAAGGTTTACTTTGAGGTACTTGTCGAGCCAGTCAGACATGGGTTTTTTACCTGTAACAAGAGTTTCGTCGTCTATTTGTTTTACAAACTCATCTAGGAGTTCTTGTTTATTCATTTCTTACCAAAGAACTTGGTTGCGCTACGCATACCTAGCGACGCTGCAACAATGAGGCCAAGGCTGTACTGATACCATTCCGGCATCGCATCCAGAGCGGCAAAACCTTGTTGTACAATCTCTCTACCCCAGTCCCCACAGAAAGCCAATATGAGTGGTACAGAAAATAGAAGTGTAATCCACTCGTCTTTCCACGAGTGCTTACTTCCTTCAGCCATTGCCAAATCCCAATCGATTTCGCCTGTAGCTTTCTTTTCCATAATCGTAGCTTCAGCTTTAGCCTTCGCAACTTTTGCTCCTGTTTCTGCTTTAGTTTTTTCTACTTTACCCTCTAGCCAAGTACCTGCTATTTGGGTTATGGGTCCGATAAGTGCAGCTAGCATTTCCACCTCTTACGTGCTTGACGCAAACGGCTGTTAGGATTCTTTGCAGCCTTAGGAAACTTCTTCATCTGTCCAGCAGACCTAGCGCAAAAAGATTTACGCCGTTTAGCATCTTTGCTACCCGGCTTTACTTTTCCTGTTACAGCAGTTTTTAGTTTAGAGCCGGGGTTCTTTTTACGATAGGCTTTGACCCCAGCTTCTGTCATACCCGCACCCTTCTTAGTAGGGCGAAAGTTCTTCTTATTACGGGCTGGCATTTTGTCTTGCTTACGTGGCATGACCCTTTATCTCTTTTTCACATTTGTAGCTAAACTCTATAGGCCCTGCTAATACTTGTGCTAAATCTTTAGCCATCTCAACTGCTCTCGTTTCGCATTGTTGATAGCTATCGTAAGGACCTTGTGTATCTACAAACTCGGTACAAGTTGATGTTGCTATAAGTGAACAAACTTTAACATATGTCATAAACATGGTATATATACTCCCGGCAATGGTAGTTGCTTATACCATAGATTTACGAGTTTGTCAAGGGGGCAAGTTGCCCCGCCCCCCGACTATTTTATTAGGCAGACATTGAGACTACGTAGTCTTCAGAGTTGCCGTTACAATCAGCCATGATTGCCCACACAAGTACCTTTGAGTTACAAACAGCAGTTGCACTCTTCAGGTCGATTGTGTCTGCAGCAGTGTACAGATGCGGTACGTTAGTTGCCAACGCTGCCTTTTGACCAGCAGCAGTCTGGACAACAGCAGCAACGTAGCGGTCTACGTCCCCGGCATCACCCAGTGACAGTGTACCTGAACCAGTACCTACAGTCAGGATTTCGTAACCTGCTGACAGTACAATAGTACCTGCAGGAACTTCAATCGCTTCGATTGTATCAGTAGCAGCCAGTGCGCTGAAGTCATCGTCATTGAAGTCGATAACAACACTTGCTACCTTAACATTTGGGCCGTTAGCACCGTAGCCGGTGTTACCGCCACCAGTAATAGTAAAAGTCGCCATAAGTCAGTCTCCTCTATTACAGGCTGATAACGCCACGTACGAGGGCTTCTGGACGCAGGACCTTACGTCCAAATACGTGCAAGCCACGAACGATGTCGCTAAATGTTTCAGTTGAACGTACAACTTCAGTCTTCGCGATGTGCGAAGCAGTTGCAGTTGATGACATGTGACCAGCCAAGATTGGGAACTCACCCGCACCCAGACCAGTTACGTCCACAGTGTCTGTACCAGCAGCGTTCATTGCAGTTGACTTATAGCAGTTAAAGCCAGCAATGTTGCCCTGCATGACAAGACCGTTACGCAGTGGTGAAGTACCGTCGCCGGTTACCTGCACTTCTGCGAACTTTGCACCTGCGCCGAACAGTGTTTCGTAGAAAGCCGGAGCAGCTACGAACCAACGGTTTTCTTCAGGAACTGACTGGTCGTCCAGCGCACGAGCCATCTTCAGCATGATGTTGACGAGGTCGTCGCCAGACTGTGATGACAGTGGTGTTGCCAGTGTACCCAGACCAGACACTGTTTCAGTTGCAGCACCGGACTCAGATGAGAGACCTGCACCGTCGAACATTGCTGTCAGGATGTTGCCGTCGTACTTGCGCTTCAGTGCGTATGCACCAGATGAAGTTGCAAGTGCTTCGAAGTTGACGTGTGACTGACGCTCTTCGATGTCGTCAATCTTAAACGCAAATGCGTTTGCTTGGTCAACAACCATAGTTGTCTGGTCGTCAGCCAAGTCCTGTGGGTTTACTACTGAACCACGCGCATATGAAGAAACCGTGATTGTTGGTTCCTTAATGATGCGTACGGTGTCGCCAAAGTTTTCAATCTCACCGGCGTAATCGGTATTAGTAATATCTTCTGCAACCGAAGCACGACGGAAGAACTTGAGAACTTTTTGGCTAAAAATTTCTGGTGTAAAGTTACCAGATGGCAGGTTATTGTAACCTGATGCGCTATTAAAAGCCATTGTTCAATCCCTTCCTTGAGGATTAAGAGTTATAGTCAATTCGCCCTTCAGCCCGTGCTGAGTCGATTTCTGATTCCATCTTCTCAAATTCCCACGGTTTCATCTTGGCGATGTCGGATGCTTTGAACACCCTACCTTCAGACCGCGAATCTGTAATATCACGTGCTTTTGAAGCACCTACAGATACGGCTGCATCTTCCTTCTTCTTACTTGTACGTTTGTTTGTTGTGATGTTTGCATCAGCTTTGTACAAATCAATAACGCGAGAGGCCCAACGAGCATCAGTGTTATTTTTAAGAATACCGTCAGATATGCTAGGCGGTTGTTCGTCTAACCATCCTAAGAATTTCTCGTCCTGTCTGATTTCATTAAAGTCAGGATGAGAATTTAAAAGTTCTTGATATGCCGCTTGAACCCTTACGTTTTTTTCTTTTTCCTTGATAGTCTCAAGTTCTTCTTCGAGAATTTGCGCCCGTTCACCTGCTTTCATAGTGGCAATAGTCTCTACCACGTCGTACACGTCGGGATATTCTTCTTTGAACTTGACGAGTTCTTCTTCCGTTTTAGGAAGAGAGATACCTTGTGAGCGAGTAGCTTCAGAGAGGGTCGCTTCTAGTTGTTTCTCTTTGTCTTTGAACTCTTGAACTTTCTTGTCGTAGTGTTGCTTTAAGTCGTCATAACGTTTCTTATAGTCATGCTTGACTTCTGCTTCACCTTGAACAAAACTAGGTTCTGGTTGTTGTTCTTCAGGCTGCGCCTGTTGTTCTTCAACGTCTTGGTCTTCTTCTTCAACGTATACTTCTTCTCGATATCCGCCTCTGTAGAGACTGTCGTTGTTAATTGTTCCAAAGGAATCGTTTGCTTTGTTGGCGCGGTGACCACGAACTTTTTTTGCCATTTGATTTACCTCATACTGCGGGGCTACTTGGCGTGTAGGTAGCCGCTTCGGTTACGTCAGGGCCGCGTTAGCGGGTAGCTGACAAATTCGGACGGGGTTTAGGACCAGACATGCGCTTTGTCTGTTCACCTGCGTACCACTCTAGTGCTTTTTCTGCGCGGTTACGCTCTGGGTCACCCCTCGAAATTCTGTTTATAAGACCTCTTGTTATAGCGTCTCTCATGTTTCTACCTTCTTCGTAAACGCTTCTAAACGTCTTGTAACGATTCAGGGAGCCGCTATATGCGTTTGAGAACATAATCGCTCTGTCTATGTCTCTCAAGTCCGCATACTCTGGAAAGTCTTGATTAAATTTGTCTAGTTTACTTTTCAGCACTATCGTGTTAACCTCTTCTAGTTCCTGAGAGTTTAACTCAAGAGGCTCAGAGGAAAGAACCTGTCGTGCAGAATCTCCACGTTTATTCACATATGGGACTAACTTAGATATGAGATTCTGGTTGAGGCCCATCTTTTCTAAGTCAGAAATACTGTGCTGACCTATGTCAAAACCTAAACCTACAGTAACACCGCTAATATCACTTGCTTGATTACCTACGTTTGGAACGTATGCAACAGGAGTGTTACCCTCTAGTCGAGTAAGTAAGTCCGCAGATAGAGCCTCAAAGTCTGTAAACTTTTTGTAACTTTGCGTAGTTGGCTGGGCTTCTACGTCTTTAAAAGATTCACTAGGTACCTCTGTAGGGCTTTGATATTGTACCTGTGGGCCTGTGATGTCTAAAGGTGGCAGTATTGTACCTAAAAATCCGATTCTTCCGGGACTAACCGCTCCAACGTTGCCTCCGCCCGATAGACCAACTCTGCCGCCCATGTTGGCTTGCCTACGGTCAACCTCAGATTTACCTTGATTGTTGAGGGCTTCTAAAACGTCGTACCCAATGTACTCTGCCTCTTCCGGTTCTAATACAACTTCACCTTTAGATAAGGCAACAGATATAAGACCGCCTTCACCCGCTTTTATTTTAGCATCTTTTTTAGGTTTGTCAACCCCTGATGGTAACATACCTGCTTGTTGCAACTGTTCGACGGTAGGAGCGTTCAATACAAACGAACCGTCTCGAACCCGTCTAAACTCTGTATCTGCTACAGTTTCACGTTCTGTATAATTGTCTGGAGACCCGGACACAAACCCTGTGCGTTGAATAGGGCTGTTGTCTTTCTCCATATCTCTTTTAGGAGTGACTTCACCCCCTTGCGCTATCCACGAAGACCAGTCGTCCCCCGAAGAGGGGCTACTTGACCAACTGCTACCTTGAGATTCAGAATGATAATCGTCATCGTCATCTCCACCACCAGACCAGCCGGATGTGTCTCGATAAGATGGTTGACTTGGCTGAGAGGGTTCTGGGTCAGGCTGCGGTGTGGGGTCGGGTATAGTATAGTCTTCTTCGTAATACGCTCCTGTAGGCGTATTATCTTTAATTACTTCGCCTGTAGACGCGTCAAAACGAACTGTACCTGCAAAACCGGTGTATGTCGTGCCATCCGAACCTGTTACGGTAGGTCTTAGGTCAGCACCTCCAAGCATTTTGCTTTTCATGTCGGTGCTGAGAGTAGAGTTTAGTATAGTTTGCTCATATATTGAGCGGCCTTTTATCTCTTCAAATGATGTTGTCGGAGTTATTGGTGAACCCACGTAAGATTGATAAAGAGAGCCTAAGTATCCTCCACCTAGCCCCGCCGCTGTCTTGTCCCTGAGTTCCGTCTCCAGTTGTGTTGCTGTACGTCCTGTCCTTTGTAAAAAGGCATCAGTACCACTGGATACAATTCCGTCTGGAGTTATGGCTACTGCCTGACCACCACCCAATGTAAATACGCCATAGCCTTCTTCTCCCATCGCGGCTTTTGCAGCAGCCTCTTCTAAGTCTGGTAAAACAAACTTGTCGTACATAGCTTGTCCAACAGGCTGTAGAAAATCTATGAGAGGAACTCCTGTCTTTATACCGCCAGATATAACGTCTCTACCGGTTACCATCTCATATCTTGTCTTAGGAATACCCACGGCTCTACCAGCCTCTTTAGCAACTAGGTTCTTCAGCTTTGATGTAACACCGTCTACGGAAAACTCTTTTTCTAGTGCTTCTTCTTTTTTCATCTCTTCTTGTGCATCGTATCGCTCTGCTAGTTGAGACATAGTTCCGGGATTTATAGTAAGAGTTCTATACGTGTCTCCACTACCAGAGATAAGATTAATGTGGTCAGGAATACCGTCATTATCGTTGTCCAATATTCTGTCGCCAGAACTACGAAGAGACAAGTCTGCTTCAGATGGACCCTCATCACGTTCGTCTGGAGCCGGTTGATATCCTAACTCTGGCGCAACGCCCCCTGCCTGTGCAGCAGCTTGAGAAACACGACTTGTTCCCATAAACGGCAAGAATGACCTGCCATACTTCTGCTGATACAGAAACCCCGTGGCAAGACCCGCTGTACCTAAAGCACCTACGGCTCTACCTGCAGCGTTTGCAACGTAGCTTTGAAGTATGCTGTTAGCCACCTGTGCTTTCCTTTATTGCGGCTTGATAATCAGCCTTCAGTCCCTTGATTTGTTCCAGTGAAGTTATCTTCCCCTGCAGCCGGAACACTTCCAGTTCCGATTGTGCCGCCACCAACGCCCGAAGCGTCATCTGGATTTGCTCCTGCAGGTACATCTCCAGACTGTCCCATGCCTCCTTGTTCGCCACCAGCGGGCTGACCTTGCTGGCCTGTGTCTTGTTGAGCATTTTGTAGTCCTCTTAGTATCTCTGCAAAAATTTGTGCTTCGTTTACGTCGTTAACCAGACT